CAAATCATTCTCAAGCGCTAATCTTTTTAATTCTGTCTCAGTCATTAGCCCTTGCTGTACAGCATCGAGTCTAGTCTGAATTTTTGCAAGGTCATCATCTTTTTTTGCAGTAACCTCATCAGCAGCTTTTTGACGTAAGGCCTTAACTTTTTCGTTGTATTCTGACTCAGCAATCAACTTACTATCAAGCGCAGCTTTTAAGGAAGATATATCCTCAATCAAAGCTGCGTCTCTGAGTTGCGCCTCTGTCATTATGCTCTCTGATATAGCATCTAGTCTTGATTTTATACTTGCTAAGTTTGGCGCACTTTTGCCAGTCGCTTCATCTTCTGCTTTTTGGCGTAGAGCCTTAACTTTTTCCAAATACTCAGACTCAGAAATTAATTTACTATCAAGAGCATCTTTTACCGCTGATATGTCATCCTCAAGAGCTGAGTTTCTTAATTCAGCCTCAGACATTAAACCTTTTGATACTGAGTCAAGCCGCCTTTGTATGTTTTCTAGCGCCGGTGCATTATCTGCCGCTGCATCGTCAGCCGCTTGCTTTCTTAGTGCTTTTACTTTCTTATTATAATCAGTTTCTTCAATTAGATTATTATCAAGCGCCGTTTTTAAGGCGTCTAAATTACTATTTAACGCATCCTCTCTTATTTGAGATTCTGATTTTAAATTTTCTGATATTGTATTAAGTCTTTTTTGTAGGGCTGTTATTTCTTCTGTAGTAAGCCCTAATTCCGCTCCGCCAGCATTACCTTTACCATCAAGCGGGACATTGTTTAGAGCCGCTGCCGCTTCATTTGCCGCCGCTTCTGCCTCTGCAACCCACTGCCTCAACTGCTCGCTCGGTATGGTTTCCATCGCCATATCGTTAAGCTCTGATGATATTTTTCCAACTTCTTCCGTTGCTTTGTCGGCAAGGGTCTTAAATGATGCAACAGCTTCAAGCTCAAACTTTTTTATTGCAGGTATTGATACGCCAGGTATTAAATTAATATTATCAATCAATACATTCATCTGGTTTATTGCGCCATCAATAAATGTCTGAACGCCTAAAGCAGCGCCCTGCATCACCTTGATAACCATTAAACCCATTGTTTTCGATGCTAACTCTAATCCTTTAAATATTATTTTTATTCCATGCAAGCCATCAGCAAACACACCGACAACAGTTGCGGCGTTATCCATTACGCTAACAATAGTTGAATCAAATCCGTTTGCAGCCTTTGCTGAGTCAATAAAATCCTCACCTAACTTTACAATCAAAGGTGATAGTTTTACCGCTATTTTATTCACGACTCCATCTAAAACTTGTTGCGTTCTAAACATTGAATCATTTGCTTGCTCAACTTTTGCGGTATCAATGCGCGTTAATGCAACACCCATCTTTTGCAGTTCTTCGACAGTAGGTGCAAGCCCGTCTTTGCCTAGCTGCTCCATCATTTTAAGCATTCGGACACCGTCACGGCCAAACAAATCCATCGCAATTGACGCGCGAATGCTCGCATTGTCAACGCCTTGCATTGCTTGAGATATGCGAACAAGTTGCTCATCAGCAGGAATAGCAATCATTTCTTTAGCGGATATACCAATCTCTGATAATGCCGCCTCAGCCTGACCCCCTTTACGCGCAACCTCGCCTATGCGCCTTTTCATCCGCTCAAGGTTTACGCTCAACTGAGCCGCGCCTGTGCCTGTTAATTCTGCTACGTGTTGAAGTGCTTGGAGTTGTTTTTGTTGCACGCCTAGATCGTCAGCAGTTTTGCCGAGCGCGTCCATGACTTGCATTTGGTTTTTAACCATTGCGGTGCCAACAGCAAAAGCAGCGGCCGCAGCGGCCGCTCCCCATTTAGCATAAGTGTTGCCAGATTCACGAACTTTTGAAGCGGTAACAGCTAATTTACTACTAACTTTATTCATAGTTGCATTGAAGCCGGTAGCATCAGCGCTAACTTTTACATTTATTGCGCCTACCGCACCAGTCAATGCCATCAGATATAATCTCCGTTTTCGTGCATTTCTATTAATTCGTCAACATCTTCTTGACTCATTGTGCCAAACATTAATGGCTGCTTTATTGAGTCTAAAAATACATAAACCTCGCTAGGGGTCATTTGCCAGAAATCTCCTGGCGAACAACCATTTTTTACACAAAGTTTATAAAGGTATTCCCACTCTAGCGGCTTTTGCTTTTCCTGGCTGGTGCTTTCGGCTTTGGGCTGGTTTCTTCTGCCTCGTCAAGTTGAGGCATGAATAAACCTAGCATTTCACCGATAGACTCACTGATGCTATCAGTATCGCCAGAGTCAAACATAGCGCTATAAAGCTCATCAAAATCAACATTGCGACAACCGGCACGTTTTAGCATGAACTCAAAAAACTCTGCCATTTGACCGAGCGGTGGGATTCCGCCCTTCTGCGCACATTCGTTAATTTCAATAGCCAGCGCTAAAGGATGCCTGCCAATGTGTCGCTCAAGGTCAACAGCAACACGCGTATCGACCTTTAACGTATATGGCTTGCCCTGATAAGTCAGCTCTATCTCAGATTTAGCAAACTTAAAACCCATTAGACACCAGCCGTAAACGTAACAGCGCCACTTGATGCAAGAGACACCTCAAAAGTGTACTTGTCGGATGTTTCGCCTGTGTCGCTATAGCTGCCAAAACTGAAATCACCGCCAACAGTTGAGCCGTCAGGGTAAGTAAGTACGCACGCATAACTCTGTGATTTGTTAGTCATAACAGACATGAGCAAACTTAAATTCTCGACAACGCCAGAGATTGAAAGTTCGCAGCTTTTATTTCCTGGCTCTGCCAATGCAGTTGCCCATCCGCCGCTTGTATCGTTTGTAACATCAACCATCTCATTATTGACAGTTAAGCCTTTAGACATAATGGCAATGTTGCCAACGCCACCAATTGTAAGTGTTGCTTTGCGACCTGTAAAACCAATTCCAACAGCCATGATAAATCCTCTTTATGTATTTTGTAAAATAATTCTAAATCGTTGTACACCATGAAGGGTAATTCCGTCAGGGTCACGCAGCACAATCTCGTTTTCTTGCATAATATCAATGAGCAAATACCCATCAATGATAAAATCTGCTCTGTTGAGGCTATTATACACTTCTTTCATAATATCGCCAATAACACTAACATCTCGTTTATCTGACCAACTATGTATATTTATCACACCATCAAAAGCCAGAGTGAGGTCACTATTATCACTATTAAGGTCAATATCATAAACAACCACATACGGGTACGCATTAAAATTCTGCGGAACATGGTAGAAAATACCGTCAGCACCAGCATAATCAACAAGCATATTAGTAAGCGCTGTGTTCGCACGTAATTCACCTGTAATAGCTTTAGTAATTGCAACCTGTGTCATTTGCTCGCCTTTTTTATTGTTATATCAGCAGCTTTGCTTATATTCTTTTTAAGCTCGTCAATGTTTTTTCGCATTGCTGGCTCTAACCACGGACGCGCACCAGTGTCGCGTGTACCAAACTCAAGAAACGCTGCATAGTCGAGATTGCTACCAACAAGATAATTAGCATCGGTTTCTTTCTCGACCGCTATGCTAGCAACCAGTTTTCCTGTATCTGTGTTAGGTGCTTGACCTTCATTTGCTGCAATATGATTGTATGTTCCACCGCCTTGCCTTGTTCTCTGTACAGGTTTTCCTGGAGATAGTGTTTGAATTGATTTAATTGCATCAGTGCGAACACCTTGAGCGGTGATAAACACACCAGCATCAATGGCATCCATCATCTTAATGCCCAGCTTGTTTAGCTTTCGATTAAGCTCTTTGTCACCACTAACAGTAGCACTCACTGAGTAACACCGCGCTCAGCTTTAACAATTAAAAACCTGTCAGCCTCTTCGATATTGTTTATGTGTCTAATCTGAAATTCAGTACCACGGTAAACGATACGCATAGTTTCAGTTAAATCAGCCCTGTATCGAATTGTAAAGTCACTAAATGCTATAGCGCCTAACTGGTCAGCATGGATTAATTCTGTGCCGCTGGCGTTCTTTATCTTCGCCCATACGTTAGCAAGTGTAGTCCACGCCTCAGAAAATCCACCTGTATCGGTAGCTGTAACAACCAAAGACTGTATTTCAATCTTACGGTTAAGCATTCCAGGAGTTATGTCGCAACATTTCATGGACGTTCTTCCCACTCAAGTGCATAAGAGCCAATTGCAGTGCCGGTAAATTGCAAGTAATAAGTTCCAGCAGCAAGATAGCGCCCTTGTGCAGACTGGTCTGCAATACTGGTTTTTTGCCCGCTTGCGTTTGATGTTTTTAAATGCGCATAATCTGCATAATTATTACTATCAGTAACAACAATAGAGCCGCCTGAATCTATAGTACATTGGCCAGCATAAAATGAGCCATTAAATAAGCGCCTTGTTAGGCTGATGTTTTTTGCCAATATTGGAACGCTAGCCCAAGTGCCAGAAGGTGTTACATTTTCACCTCTCCACGCATAAAACTCAAACTCGCCATCTACAATGCCAAAAGATTGAGATGATAATATAAACTCAACTGGAGCGGTAAATCTATAAATTATTGGCGTTGTAATTTTTCTAATAAAGCGAAATTCTCTACCCTCAAAAAAACTTGTCTGTGCAACATCAACAGGTATCCGCGCAAACTCTTGCTCTCTGCTTGTAGCAATGCCTGGCATCGGATAATCTTTGACAATGCTCATAATACAATGCCACCTCTAATCGCATAAGATGCTAATAATGATTTAGCGCCAGACATTTCAAGCACATTGCCAACATCACAACCGCCACGATGCTCA